CATGAGGATGTAGCAGTACTCGTCCGTGTCCGTGAGCTGAGTCTGAGACTGAACCATCGTCGGGTAATACGGGTCGGTCTGATCCGTGACCGGGAAGATGGGGTTATTTGAGGCGTAGGCTTCCGTACCCAGGCGGAGGTAAATGTAAGTGTCCTGATTGATGAGGAAGTCGATGGTCGCCGGAAGGAGCGTACCAGAGGCAGGTTCGTCGAACGGTACGAGGTTGTTGACCATGCCCGCGCAGACGTCGGCACGGTAGAGGTCGCCGGCCTCGCTTGGTACGACGAACGGGTGGAACTGGAAAGGATGCTCGCAAGCGTTGTCGTCCTGAGCCGCGCAGCTCGCCGGGATGAGGTAGGAGTAGTTCAAGGAAGTCCAGTCAGCGGGGCCGATGAATTCTTGGAACCATTCGTCCGTGACCGGCGTAATCTCCTCGAAAGCGTTAAGGTCATTGGAATTGACGATATCAGCCCATGCCTTAGGCGTCGTATTCTTGTTCAGGTTGTACGGGTCGTTCGACTCGTTCAGATCGTCCTGATTGCAAAGGGTAGTTCCATTGAACAAGCAAGGAATCTGAAGGTCGATAGGGCCGACGATGTGCTGATCGATGGTCAGCGCGACGGCGTCGCTGCCGACGACGGTCGAGGCCGTCACGATACCGATGAGTTTTACCGAGTAGCCCCACTTGACCGGGTTGAACCAAGTCGTGTGGCAGTTTCCCCAGTCGCCAGACAAGCCGGTCGACATGGCGTCGTAACCGACCATCTTCTGCACGTTCATCTTGTTGACGTACTCCGAAGGGCCGGTCTCAGAGAAGATGGTATTCTCGATGGAATCTCCAGACTTGAAGATGGACACGAAAGGAACCTCAGCATTCAACAGCGCGGAGTCGGTGTCGTCGTTCGACTGGTTGATGTCGAACTTGCTGATCGTGACGTAGTAGGTGCCTGGGGAGGTGATATTATAGTACCCGTTGGCCTCCATCCAGATGGTCGAATTGTCCGTTCCTTGGGTGACGGAGATTCCGCTGCCAAGGACGGCGGTCTTGAAAATCCATGCTTGGCGTTGGTCGGAATGGCCACCGAGTCTGACCCGTGGCATATTGCTCTGGGTGAAGTTGGTCGTCCCCTTGGCGAGCTTGAGTTTCTGGACGAACACGCCAGGCGTGACCTCGATGCTGGCGACCTCCAACTGGAACTGCTGGTAGAGCGTAGCCGCCGCGCCGCTACCGTCCTGCTGGTAGACTTGTTGGGGTGTTCCCATCGCCGTACCGCCAGTACCTGAAAGGAACTGGATATCGTTGGACATCATCGGTCGGGACTTGTCCACCGAGCCGGCGAGCTTGTTCAGCGCGGAGGCGGAGATGGGCTGTCCTGCGGCGAAAGAGCCGTCAAGCGAACCGCTGTTGAATCCAGAGATGGAACGCATCAGAAGCCGGTGATCTGCGGGTAGATGTCAGGGTCCCAGCCGGAGATGCCGGAAAGCATAAGGTCAGCCGTCACCTTCCAGATGCCGCCGAACTGTTCGACCGAGCAGGAGGTGATAAGGAATCCTCGGTTAATCTTGGAAAGATAAAGTGCCGTGTAGATAAAAGCACCGCCATACTGACCCGTGGCAAGTCCCTTGTAGGAATCTGGCAACTGATAAAGGTTACCGTTGGTATTCCATCCGACATAGGAAGCAAAACCTACGGCGGTCTGCTCGTTGTTCACATAGAACAAACAGCGCAGCGTGTTAGAAGGCTTGTAGTAGTTCTTGATGCCGGCCTTGATATTGATGTTGCCGGCGTTGTATTCCTCGATTTTTTGATTTGGAAGGAATCCTACGAACTGCTGACCCTGCAAGGCACCACCGTTTACCACCTTGGGCGTCCAGAGGGCGCGGTTGGGGTTTTTGGTGATATCCTCTTCCCATCCTCCTGCGGGAGGCCATCCGGCAAGCACGTTGCTCATCGGAGGCAGGCCGGTGGGGCTGTTGACGACAAGGAAGTTGGGGTGGTGTTCAATTGGCTCGGAAGCCGTAGCACCAGACATCACGACTTGCGTGATCGTCTTCGTGCCGCTGTTTACGTTTGGGTCGATACCGCAGAAGTCGGCGGTGACGGTCAGGACATTGGCCTTCTCATAGACCATGTTTGCCTTCCAGATTTTCATCTGCTGAAGGTTTGCCGGAGCGGTAGAAACCAGGCTTCCGAGAGTGGTGCCTTTGGCGAACTTCGTAGTGAAGTTGCCCATTTGAGAGACGTCCCACTTGAACTTGATTTGTGCTTGAAGTAGGCCGAATCCGTCCGCCTCAATCTGCCACCCGGGCTGCGGTTTCGGGTCGAGAAGGTTGTTACCGTAAGGGATGACAGTAGTGGAAGACATTATCGTGAAAGTTCGTCAGGGGTGCGCGGCGGAGGGGTGTCCTTCGGCCTGGTGTGTTCGGCGGTGGCCTCGGTGGCCGTTGCGATCCGTTCAAGAGGTGTGAAGGCCACGGCTCCGAAGATGTCGCCGCCGCCCATCTGCTGCATCTGGGAAGCCGCGCCGGCTTCGGCCATACCAAAAGGGGAGAGGACTTTGCCGTTACCCTTGAGCTGCTTTCGGATTTCCTTTTCGGCTTTTTCACGATCTTCGGGGTCAAAACCCTTAAGCACGAATTTCACGAGTTCTTCGTTGGTCATGTGCTTCGGAGCATTCTCCATCCTCCGCTTAACCTTATCTTCTAATGATTCAAATGGGTTCCAAGAACTAAGCGTAAAAATGTTTTTAATATCCGACATGAACCCTTCGACCTGTTCGACAAAGCCGCCAAACCCATCAATCGCAATATTGGTCAAAGAGGTGAAAATGTTATCTAAATCATTCTTAAGACGTCCGAGAGCAGATGTCGCACCCGGGTCTGCTTTTTTGTAAGTGTTGGCAGCGTCGTCGATGGCCCTAGAACCGGCCTTGATGATGGGAAGAAGGTCTTTGAAAGCATCTCCGAACATCTTCGTGCCGTAGTAAAGCAGCGTGGCTTCGTCCGTGCCGGCGGCATAGGCATCGGCCAGCATCTTCATAGCCTTCTGGTCATTGAAAGTACCGTTGGCCAACTCGTCCATCCCGACTCCCATCTTGGCAAGGATGTTTGTAAGTTCTCCGCCCTTGATGCGAGCCTCGCCCATGCGGCGCGTGAACTCTACCGATGCATTCACCATAGTCTGAAGACTTACTCCGAAAGCCTTGCCGATTGCTTCAATCGTGCGTACCTGATCGATTGAAAGTCCAGTCGTCAACGATGACAACCTGATGGACTGAGCGTAATCGGCAATCTCCTTAACTTTTGCAAGCGCGGCGGAAAGCATTCCACCGAAGGCGTCGAAGAAAGCACCGATGACGCCACCGATAGGGCCAGCAAGAAGACTGCCGATGCCCATGCCAGAACTTAGTTGTCCGGCAGCGGCGTTAAAAGGATTCTTACCCGCCTGGACAGAACCAGCAAGACCGCCGAGTTTCTTACCCGCGCTGGCAAGACCTTTCTCCAGCTCGCTCTGGTCTAGTCCAATTGTTACAGATAGGTCGGCCATCGGTGTCAGGGTAGGTTGTTCGCCTTTTTGTAGGCTTCAATACGGGCGTCGAAATTCTCTAAATCTTTTTCTTCCTCGGTGGATAGGATTTCCAGCTTTGATCCGTTGTAGATTGCGCTGGCTACGGACATCCAGACGGCCTCGCCTTCCGGCATCGTCCATGCCTCCTCCAGGCTGACTCCATTACGGCAAAGGTTAGAAACGCAGGACAGGGGGAAGGGGATTGCTTCATACTTCTTAACGCCCTCCTTCTCCTCCTTTTTCCAGAACTTAGGGTAGGACAGAGATACCTTGATGCAGCCGAGAATCGTACCCACGCAGCGCGAATAGTACTTTTTGCTGATCGCCATCCGGGCGATGTATAGTTTTTCGATAAAGGACAGAGGACGGGCCATCTCCTCCTTGTCGTAGGTCGACAGAATCCGCGCCGCCATGACGACCTGAACCGGGTTAAACTGGTACTTTTCCGGGTCGAGAAACGGAGACTCAATGGCCTCCAGCGCGATTCGGTGACGCAGGCAGAAAGGGCGAAGCGTCCTGCCGCACACCTTGTTTTGGTGGGGCAGGACGGTCGTAGCCTGTAGGTATCGAGCATCCATCGTGGATGCCGCCCTATTAGGCGATCTGCGAGTACTTAACGCCCTTTACGGTGACCTTGCGGAAGTCCTTGTTCGTACCCTTGTCTTCAAGGGACTTCAGAATCCATTGAATACCGAGGTAGGTGAACTGGGTGCCGATTTCCGGGGTCGTTCCGTCCTTGAGGACACCCTCAAGGGTGATTTCCTGAAAGAGATCGTCCAGGCGGTCGGTGATGACACGGCCTTCTTCGTCCATGACTTCGACGTCAATCTTGAAGCTCTGGGAGAGAGAGTCGGACTGGAGGGTCGCATAGGTGACCGTACCATAGAGTCCGTAAAAGTGTGCTACGCCGTAATCGATTGCCATAGTCGTATGGGTTTAGCCAAGTGTCAAGGGGAGGGGGGCATGACGCCCCAGACGTTATATTCCAGCACGTTGCCGTAGCGTCGCTGGCTCATGCCTTCCTCGTCGTTCTCAATCCACAGGTCGTACAACTGGCCGTCGGTCGAGGGGTTCCAGAGGGCTTGCAAGGCCGGCACGTCGCGCATGGCTCCGATGACCTCCACGACCCTAGCGCGGTGGGATTCCAGCGTCTCGTCGTCGGCGGACGAGTAGATGTAGAGTTTCAGGGTCGCCTTGTAGTTGCCCAGCGTCTTGGAGCCGAGGTCTTCGATGTTGCTGCTGGACTCGGCGTGGGCGATGATGATCGGGATGACCCGGATTTCGTCGGTCACGCCCTTGTGGACGGCGACGCCTGGGAACAGAGGTTCAAGGTAGCCGGCCACCCTGTTCTCGAGGACGGTTCGGAAACTGAAGAAGGGAGGGTTGGACATCAGGGTGTATTGGTAAGGGATAGGTTGAACCCGTTTTGGAGCCGGCTGATTACGTCGGCTAGTTTACCGTGGTTGCGCGGGGCTTGCAAATGCTTCAGCATGGCAACACGCATGGCGAACGCCCGGTGATTCATGGCCATACGCATGAAGTGGTAGCCTTGGCTGTAGTTACGGCCTACGGTTGAGCCGAGTTTGATGATGGGATCAGGGCCAGTAAGCCTCGGCTGAAAGATTGAGGTATCTGAACCCTGCTTGCTAATCCAAGCAGAAGTAGGCATCGGACGTAGTTTTTTGCCGGCGTAATACCAGCCAGACTTGAGTCTACCTACACGATACTGAACGCGCTTGATGTATGATTCTACGACCTTCCAATCGTCGACATAGTACCTGTCTTTTTTAGAGGTTTCGTAGACCTTGTAAGACGGACTTCCGCGCCGCTGTTCGTGAATAGACTTGATTTGAGCCTCTGTCGTTCCAAGGATAAAACGAGCATTGCTGTACCTTTTGTTTCCTTGGATACGCTTGAAATAGTCAAACAGTCCTTGACCAAAGATGCCGCCATTTTCTTGAATCATCCCAAAAACATAGCCTGGGTCTGCAAAGACTGGACGCTTCATCTTCTCCTTAGCCCAGGCCGAAAACACGCCTAGGTTATTATTAGCGGCTACGCCGGCAGCGGGTGCCATGAACAACGGCGCGAAAATCTTACGGACGTCACGGCTGACGGCGTTGTCCCCCTTCTTCTTGGCCTTGCTTCCAAAACCGCCGTCACCGCCTTTCGTGATTGAAGGCTTTGCACCCGAGAACGGTGGGGTGAAATCGCACATATCCTTGGCGAACAGGCCAGCCTGCTGCTTCACTACATCGGCGATGCTCCTACGCATGACCATTGCGTACAGAGCTAGGTGCTTGGCGAACTGGGTATAGTCGACCTTGATGTCCTTGGCGACTGTGACCACATAGGCCATTACTGAACCTTGGTCTGGACTTTGACGATGACCCAGGCGGAGGGGGTGCGGTCGGTCACGGTCATAATGCGGAACTCCTGACCCCCATAGGCCACCACGTTCCCGAAGGCGATCAGCCCCGGATTGGCGGCAGCGTCCGTCCGCAGGAACTTCATGTCGAACGAGGTCTGGTTCATAAAGCCCCCCGTTTCCAAGTCCTGCATGATGGCCGGCTGCGACATCAGCGCGTTTAAGGCTACTGGCGTCCCGCCTGGGACGTTTTTAACGGTCACGGCCTTAGGGATCTCGGAAAGGATTTCCGAGGCGTCTACAGCCCATTCGTCCGTGATTCCCGACATGGGTTTAGCCCATTGTCAAAATAAGAAACCCTCCCCCCGTGGCGCGGGGAGAGGGCTTCGCATTGTCGCTTTGGGGGATTTTAAACTCCCCCGAAACTTACGAGGTGAAGGCGATGCGCTGGAGGGCGTTCGGGTTACCGACCGCAGAACCAACGAGCCAGAGGGCCGACATATTGTGCTTACCGGCCTGCCAGTTGTACCAGTAGCGGAGAGCGAAGGAGAACTTGCTGTCCGGGTCTTGGACGACCATCTGTTCGCCACCGCCGGTGGTCGGGGTAGCAGGAACACGGGTCACGATGACGAGACCTTCCTTGCAGGAGGCCACACCGTTGAGACCTTCGGTGAAGGGCGTACCAGAGGTCGGGAAGCCGTTGTACTCGGAGACGCTGAAGCCGTGGAGTTCCTTGCTGATGGCGTTCTTCTGGATCACGTCGCTGTTACCGTAGGAGAAGGTCTGGGCGACAGACGCATCCTGAACGAGCTGGCCGAGAGCGTCCGGCGAGAGCAGGAGCTTGCGGTTCATGTGAGGCAGGTTGGCCTTGGTCAGGTTCTTGGCGGCGTTCGCAACGGCGATGCGGTTGAAACCAGCGGTGGAGCCGGAGTAAGCAGCGTTGGCGAAGTTAGCGGCGGTCACCTTGGAGAGGACTTCGTCGAACAGGGACTTCTGGACGGCGTTGGCGATCGGGGCGAAGAAGAGGCGACGGAGGCGTTCCAGGCTGAGGGTGGAGGCTTCGTAGTCGGTGAAGGCGACGTCGACATACTTCAGGTCGGCGATGGTCACGGGGACGTCCGTCGAGTTAGCGTCGGCGGGGACGAAACCGTTGGCCGGGTTGAAGGTCGTGGCCGTGAAGGAGTCGGCGTAACGGGTGTGAACCGTGGTGCCGCGCTCGGCGACGTAGTTGCCGAAGTCGGTGACGGCGATCTCGGTCAGGGGAACGAGTTCGGGGACGAGGGTGCGGAGGGACTCTTCAGCGACGAGCTGGAGGGTCAAGCCACCAATGCTGTTAGACATAGTAGGGAGTTAGTTTGGGTTGGAGAGGGAAAGGATCAGCGAAGGCCGGCGGCGCGGAGGATGGCCGGACGGTTCTTGCTGTAGAAATCAGAGGCGGCTTTGCCGTCCTTCTGCTTGAGGGCCACCCACTCGGCGGAGATATCCTCGTCGCTCTTGGAGGTAGCGGCGACTTCGGCGGGGGTGACTTCAAGGGGAGTGACGCCGACGGAGGCGGCGATGGCAGCGGCCTTCTTGCCGGCGGTTTCCTGCGAGGCGTGAATTTCCTTCGCCTGGGCTTCGGCCTTGGCACGAAGTTCATCGGCGGCGGCGAGCTTGGCGGAAAGGTCAGCGACCTTGGCGGTGAACTCGGCGAGCGAAGCGTCCTTAGCGGACATCGCAGCGGTCAGTTCATCGACCTTGGCGGACAGGGAGGCAACTTCGCTGGCCTTGGCTTCGACCTCGGCGGTCTTGCCGGTGAAGGCTTCCTTCAGCGAGTTAAGGCGTTCTTCGAGCGTCATCTTGGGTTTAGCCAAGTGTCAAGCCTTGGGCTTGCAGTCGGTGTCCACAGGGGGGCATCCGTCGTCAGGAATCTCGGCTTCGTCCTCGTCCTCGTCTTCATCCGAGTCCGTGCCGTCGGGCTTCTTCTTTTTCTTCTTTTTCTTCTTCTTGTCGTCGGAGATTGGAGCGACGCCGTCGTCTTTCTCGCCCTGCTCGGGAGAGACATCGGCGGCCTGGGCGTAGCCGGCGGGGCCGGTCGAAGGCACCTGTTTTTCGGCGCGTTCGTAAATGGCGTATTCCTCGGGGTCGATGGCCATCAGGACATCGTCAAGGGTGTTCATCAGGCCAGAGATGAGGTTCTTCTCGGCGGCTTTCTTGCCCGTCCAGCATTGACCCTGCATATCAATGGGGTCGGCGTAGGTGCGAACCTTGAGGATGTCGGAAATGAACCAGGCGTGGGACTCGTCGCAGTCGTCTTGGAAGAGTTTACGCTGTTCGGGGGTGAGGGAGGTGCCGGCGAAACCAGCTCCCTTGGCCCAGCCTGACTTGATCAGGTCGACGGTGATGCCGTCTTCGGCGAAAGCCGCCTTCATGTCGTAGAACGGAATGTAGACGCCGATGCTGCCGACGGTGGCCGACGGGCTGGCGTAGGTCTCATCGCATTGGCTCATCAGCCACATGGCTGCGGAGCAGGACTGCTTGCAGGTGTAGCCGATGGTGTGCTTCTTGCACTTGCGGATGCGTTCGGCGAGTTCGGGAACGCCGGTGACCGTGCCACCAGGCGAGTCGAAGTCAAAGATGATATGCTCGACGCCGGGGTCACGCTCGGCTTCCTCCAACATCTCTTCGACGTCATCGACGTCGACCGCGCCCATCATCTTTTCGAGTTCCGTAAGGCCGGAACCGATGACTCCCTTGACGGGGATGATTGCCAGCTCGCCGCTCTTGACGAGCATCGGACGTGGGCCAAAGAGCATCTCCATCATGTCCTCGATATCCCCGTTGCCCTTGATGTCGGCTGGGGAGATTTCGGCCACCTTGTCGAGGTAAGCCTTGGCCTTCGTCGGCTCGATTAGGATCGGCGAGAAGGTCTTGAATGCGTTGGAAAGGGAATACATGGATTATTTGTTGAAGGTTTCTTCGTCGTCCGGGTCGACGTCGTCTTCGACGATCTTCGCACCGTCGTCCATCTTGACCTCGTCGTCGGCGACGGATGCGTTGATGTCGGCGGGGGCGACGTTCTGCGGCTTGTAGAGCATCGACAGCGGGACGTCGAACTCCTTGGACAGGTCGAGCAGGTATCGCTTTTCGGCGGCGTTCTCGCGCATCTTCTCCTTCGGGTCGAGACCCTCTTCAAGGTAGTTGTCCGTAAGGCTCTTGAGGCCGGACTCGATGTCCATGCGGTTCTGCTGCGCGTCACGACCGGCGTCGACGGTGACACGGCGGGGCGTCGTCCAAGTGACGTTCGTCCAATACTCGGTCGAGCGGAGGAAGCCGTCCTTGATGGCACAGCCGATGACGTAGCCCCAGACGGGGGTTAGGAAACGCTGGATCATCACCTGCTGGCGATGGGAGAACTTGCGGTCGGCCTTGGCGACGACGAACCTCATCACAGCTCCGCCTGCCTTCGTCGGGTTCGCGCTGAATTCGTAGGGGAGCATCCCTGCGAGGGAGTCACGCTCAAGGTGTTCGATGAATCCGTCGAAGGTCTTGTTCGGGCGGTTCGACTCAAAGGACTCCAGGCGTTCGCCGGGGGCGAGGGCCAGCACCTTGCCGCCGAGGAAGGTCGAAGCCTCGCTCGGGTCGGTCATGCCGTCGCCGTAGTCCTGCGGCTTCATGCCGAAGGCTTCAAAGTCGGACTGGGTGCCGTCGAAGTTCGGATTCTCACGGGTGATCGTGCGAGTGATGTCCGACGCCGTCTTCACGGCGAGTTTTTCGAGGGACAGGATTTCCAGCATATCGACCAAGTTGTTGATCGAGTGCTGGAGGGGGCTGTAGGCTCGCGCACCCGAGGCCAGCTCAGGTTCGTAGAGATGCATCACGGCATTGGCCGGCACCAGGCGGCTGGAGCCGTCGGAACGGATGACGTTGTAGAAAATGGGCTGACCGTAGGGGCCGAACTGAATACCGTCCACCATGCCCGGAGGCACTTCGTTATTCGATGAGTTACCGACACGGTGGCTCTCGATGACCTGAAGACGGGGTTCTCCGCCGGGGCCACGGGTCTTGATGATGAAGCACTCGCCGTCACGA